TTGGTGTGGCGACGGTCGCGCTGGATCCGGCGGTCGCTGCGTTCGTGGCCACGGCGCCCACGCTTGCCGTTGGCGCGGTGGCGCTGGCTCTCACGCCAGCGACCGCGACGTTCGTCGCACCTGCGCCGGTGACTGTTGGTGTGGCGACGGTCGCGCTGGATCCGGCGGTCGCTGCGTTCGTGGCCACGGCGCCCACGCTTGCCGTTGGCGCGGTGGCGCTGGCCATCACGCCAGCCGTGGCGACGTTCGTCGCGGCTGCGCCGGTGACTGTTGGTGTGGCGACGGTCGCGCTGGATCCGGCGGTCGCTGCGTTCGTGGCCACGGCGCCCACGCTTGCCGTTGGCGCGGTGGCGCTGGCTCTCACGCCAGCGACCGCGACGTTCGTCGCACCTGCGCCAGTCGCGAGCGGTACCGCCGCGCTCGCGCCCGACCCGGCAGTGGCATCGTTCGCTGCGCCGGTGCCCGTTCTGACGGCAGGCGCCGTCTCGGTCGCGCCGGACCCCGCGGCTGCGGGGTTCGTCGCCCTTGCGCCCACACTCACGGCGGGCGCTGTTTCCTTGGCGCTGACCCCGGCGGTAGCCGCGTGCGCGGCGCCCGAGCCGACCCTGACGGCGGGCGCGGTTGTGCTTGGGCCCAACCCCGGGGCCGCGACGTTCGTGGCTCCGGCGCCGACCCTGACGGCGGGCGCGGTGACGCTTGTGCTCACCCCGGCGGTTGCGACGTTCGTGGCCCCCGATCCGGTGCTGCTCACCGGATCGTTACTGGTGCCGGACCCGGCCACGGCGGCGTTCATCGTCCCTGCGCCTGCCATCACCACCGGCGCGGTCACGCTCGCGCTGACCCCTGCCGTGGCGACATTCGCGGCGCCGACGCTGGCGTTGACGATCACCGCCGGCGCGGTCTCGCTGGATCCGGCCATCGCGACGTTCACGGTGCCAGCCCCGAGCGTCGCCGGCACCGCGACGGTAGCCCCGGACGCGACGGCGGCGCAGTTCGTGGCGCCGCAGCCCGCGCTGACGGTTGGTGCGGTCTCCCTGACGCTGACCCCGGCCACGGCGACGTTCGTGCCCGCGTCGCCGGCGTTCACGGTGGGCGCTGTCGCGATATCGCTGACCCCGGCGGTGGCGACGTTCGTGTCGCCGGCGCCTGCGGTGGTCCTTGGGACTGTCACGGTCTCCCTGGTCCCCGCGACCGCGACGTTCGTGCCTGCGTCGCCGGCGTTCACGGTGGGCGCGGTCTCCCTTGGGCTCATGCCGGCGAGCGCGACGTTCGTGCTGCCGGCGGTGGTCATCGGCTCCCCGATCGCGGACGCGATCTCGGAGTTCAACGCGACATGGGACAGGGAGATCGCGGCCAACGCGACGTGGCAGCAGATCATCGCGGCGGTGGCCGCGCGTGAGGCACTCTGGCTAGGCAACGCCACGCGGGACTCCGAACACGCATCTTCTGCCAGCCAGGACCTCCGCTACGATGCGGACGGTGACATCGACTGAGGTAGCGACATGACGGTGACCGCGAGCAAGCTCACGTTCTACGCAGGCAACAAGCGCTTGCTACGCTTCACCGTGGTCGACAAGGATGCGCCCGGTGACCCGCCGCTCGACCTCACGACGCTCACGATCAAGTGGGCGTTGAGCCGGTTCAAGAACGGCCGCTACCTGAGCACGCCGATCCTGGAGAAGAGCACGACGGGCGGCGGCATCGTCAAGATCGACGCGATCAACGGCATCCTCGAAGTCACGCTGTTGCGCGCGGACACGGCGAGTCTGCTCGGCGACTTCTGGCAGGAGCTGGAGGTCACCGACGTGGGCGGCGAGTGCGAAGTCGTCGCCGTTGGGCCAGTTTCAGTTCTCCTGAATGTGGTGAACGCATGACCATCACCGTTGGCACGAACAGCTACGTCACGATCACGGAATCGAACACCTACCTCGCGCAGTCGATGCGCGCGGCGAGCAGTGGCACGTGGACCCTCGCCGATGCCACAACCGAGAAGGAGCCAGCACTGGTCACGGCGACTCGGCTCCTAGAGCGGCTCACGTGGGCGGGGGCGAAGACCGCGGTGCAGACGCTGTCTTGGCCGCGCACGGGCGTCACCGACCGCTACGGCAGTGCAGTGGACAGCAGCACCGTGCACCAGCAGATCAAGGATGCGCAGGTCGAGTTGGCCTTCGAGCTGCTGAGCGACCCGGAAGCCCTGGAGAAGGCGACCGACGCCAACGTGCGGCTGAAGCGCGTCAAGGCGGGCAGCGTCGAGGTCGAGTTCTTCACCACCATCTTCGCCGGCAAGTTGCCGTCGATCGTGTGGGACTTGATCGTTGAGTTCCTGGCGTCGTCGACCGGCACGGGTGGCGTGGGCGCTGCCCTTGGGTCCGCTGAGCTGAGCGGCTTCGCCGACACCGATTGGACCTTGAGCAGGGGGTACGCGTGAAGCTCTTTGGCATCGACATCGCGAAAGAGATCGCGAAGGCAGTGGCTCCGGGCATGTTGCCGGCGACGCTCACGCGCGTGACGCCGGGCACGCGAACTGCGGCGAGCAGTAGCGGCACCACGCCGACGACGACGTCGCACGCAGCCCGAGGGCTTGTGGACGACTACACCGACTTCGAGATGGACGGCACGCTGGTGCAGCGCGGGGACCGTCGGATCTTGCTGGTTGCGAACTCGATCACGGGGCTGGCGTTCCCGCGGCCAGGGGATCGCATCACCATCCTGGACACGATCTACACGGTCGTTCGGGTGAAGTCGGACCTTGCGTTGGCCACCTACACTTGCCAGGTACGAGGGGTGTGAGATGGACGAGATCGTGCTCCGGGAGCAGTTTTTCGTGAAGGTGCGCGCTCGTTGGGAGGCGGGGGCCAAGGAGTACGGAGACCGCAGCTTTGGGTCCCCGGCAGTGTGCACGATCGACGAGATCCAGCAGGAACTGGCTGACGTGTGCGGGTGGGCGGCGATCCTGTACGTGCGGCTGGCGAAGCTGAAACAGGCGGCGCGGGCCGTGGATCCAGGGTGACGACGACACGGGAAGTAGGCATGGATCTGCACGCGACGCGCCTGCGCCGTGTGCTGCTTCGCCTGATCGCGGATGCCCGGCTGGACCTGTCTCCCGGTGTGCTGGACCCGCTGCTGCGCGCTGGGCGCTTGCGCGAGATCGAGGCGGCACTCGACCGTGTGGGATCCCGCTTCGCGGAAGAGGTGCTGGCGCTCTATCTCTTGGCTGCTGCCACGGTGGGGCGGGACTTCGCGGGGTTCGACGTGACGGGCCCGCGGGTGGTGCAAACGTTGGCTGCGCGGCGGCAGGCGGTTGTCGCGTCCTTCGGCACGGAGCAGCGGGGGATGCTGCGGGAGGTGTTGACGAGCAGCGTTGTCCGGGACGAGTCCCCGCGGGAGACCGCACTTCTGGTGTGGATGCTGTTGGGGTTCACCCAGCGCCAAGCGCGGGAGTTCCTGGCCTACCGGGCCAACTTGTTGCAGCAGGCAGCCGGGGCGAAGACGCGCTTCCCGACCAAGGCGCAGTTGACCAGCTCGGCGGTGCAGCGCCGGGTGGCGGCGAGCGACGCCCTGTCCTGGGCAGAGGCGTCCCGCAGCGTGCGCAGCGGGGAGATAGAGGCGTACGCGCAAGCGGTCGATGCCGGGTTGCTCGTGCCGGAGGACATCGTGCAGGTCTGGCGCACGCGGCGGGATCTCCGCGTGCGGGACACCCATCGGCCCATGCACGGCCAGGAACGGCTGTTCGGCGTGCCGTTTACCTCTGGCGGTGGGGCAAGTCTCCGGTATCCTCACGACCCGTTGGCACCGTTCTCCGAGACGGTGTCGTGCAGGTGTACGGTGGCGACGCGCGTTTCGCGGCGCTGAAGATTGGTGACGGTGGTGACGACGGAACTACGCAAGAGCTTCCAGGTCGAGGTCCTCAAGGCCGACGCGTCGCTCGGCCTCGTGTTCGGCCGCGCGATCATCTGCACCAAGAAGGGCAAGCCCTACTTCGACACCCAGGGCGACCACTGCCCCGAGGACACGATGATGAAGGCGGCGCTCGACTTCATGGAGTCGAGTGCAGAGGTCGACGTGCAGCACGACAACGTGGCCCAGGGGACGATCGTGTTCGCGATGCCGCTCACCGCCGCGGTGGCGAAGCAGTTCGGCATCACGACCAACTGGACAGGCTTGATGGTCGCGGCGCGGCCGTCGCCGGAAGTGTTCAAGCGTGTGGTCTCAGGTGAGCTGCGCGCCTTCTCGATCGGAGGCGTTCGGGGAGAGGACGATGTGGTGGAGGAGGACGACTGAGCATGGGCAAACACGGGCCCGGAAAGCGTCGGATCATGCGCACGTTCGCGTTGGGCAAGATCAGCCTCGTCGATGAGCCTGCGCAGGAGGGCGCGGACGTCGTCTTGCGCAAACGGGCTTTCGTCATCGAGAAAGCCAAGTTCGCCGTGATGACCAGCAGCGAGGAAGGGCACGCGCACCTGATCGAGGCGTGGTCGTACGATGGGGATCCGTTCGCTGGAACAACGTCAGCGGCTCAGAGCGAGGGCGAGGAGCAGGCTCATAACCATCCCTGGATGGTGAACCTGGACGGTGGGGTCGTGCTGGGGGAGAGCGGCGGACACACGCACACCGTGGAACCCGTGGCCATGCTCGCGGCGATTTCTCGTTACGGCAGTGCGCGGATGGAAGAACTGGTAGCACGCGCGAAGAACGCACGTGCTACCGACACAACGGGCGAACCTGCGGCCCGAGGAACGCAGGGTGTTGGCAAGGACGCCGGAGACCCCGGCGAAGGTGACGGAATGACGGTGAAGAACACCCCAGCCGCCCCCAGCGCAAGCGGGGGCACGGACGAGGCAGCGATGGACGCGTTGCAGAAGCGACTCGCGCGCGCGGAGGCGATGTCGGCGTTGAACGACGCGGGCAAGACGTTCCTCAAGGGCTTGTCGCAGGACGAGCAGGACAGCTTCCTGGCGAAGTCGGTCAAGGACCAGGACGTCGCGGTCGCGGTGTCGCTGGCGAAGGCGGCGGAGCAGGATCCGATCGTCTACACGGACGCCGACGGTCGCACGTACCGCAAGAGCGCGGATCCGCTGCTTGTGCAGATGGCGAAGCGTGTCGACGCAAGCGAGACCGTCGCGAAGGCCGAGCGCGCGCGTGCGCGCACGCTGGAGCTGACGAAGCGCGCCGAGACCGAGCTGTCGAATCTCCCTGGCGATGCCGTCGTGAAGTCGGCGCTGCTGGGCGCGATCGAGCAGATCGCGGACGAGACGACCCGCACGGGCATCGCGTCCCTGCTCAAGGCCGCGAACACCGCGAACGCTGGTGCGTTCGTACGGAAGGGCAGTTCCGCCGGCGGCGAGGGCGCGGTCGAGACTCGCGAGGATGCGGAGGCAGCCTTGGAGAAGCGCGCTCGTGACGAGATGGCGCGGAACCAGGGCATGACCTACGCGAAGGCGTATCAGAACGTTCTGCGCACTCCCGAGGGCGCTGTCCTCTTCCAGAAGGCGAGCTGAGCCATGGCAACCCAACAGGCTTCCATCGAAGTGTCTCTCCCGGCGAATGCCGATCTCTCGGCGTCGCAGTTCCTCTTCGTCCTCCTCAACACATCCGGGCGTGTTGCCGTCGTGGCGAGCGCCGGTGGTGATGCGGACGGGGTGCTGACCAACAAGCCGACGGTGGCTGGCGAGGCTGCCTCGGTGCAGATCGGCGGCATCGCCAAGGTCGTCGCCGGCGGGACCATCACCGCGGGTGACAAGGTCCAGTCCGATGCCGCCGGCAAGGCGCTGACGGCTGCATCCGCCGATCACGTTTTGGGTCGGGCCACGATCAGCGCCGTCTCTGGCGATCTGGTCGAGGTCCTTCTCACCAACCACCACATCCTGGCCTGATCCAGGGAGGCCCAACAACCATGTCTCTTCAGATCATCAGCAAGGCACAGCCGACCCCGGGCGACGTTCACGTCAACCGGCCGCTGTCGAACCTCTCGGTCGCGTTCATGCAGGACGCCACGGACTTCGTGGCGTCGCAAGTGTTCACGACCCTTCCGGTCCCGAACAAGAGCGACACGTTCTACACGTACGATCGCGGGCACTTCTGGCGCGACGCCATGAAGAAGCGCGCGCCGGCGACCGAGTCGGCCGGCATCGGGCACTCGCTCTCCACGGGCAGCTACGTGGCCGACGTGTGGGCACTCCACGAGGACGTGAGTGACCAGCTCGTCGGCAACGCGGACCCCGGCATTCGTCCCTTCGAGGACGCCATGTCGGTGCTCATGCAGACGGCGCTGGTCTCTCGCGAGGTCGAGTGGGCCACCAAGTTCTTCGCCACGGGCAAGTGGACGACGGACCGCACGGGTGTCGCGTCAACTCCGACGAGCACGGAGTTCCTTCAGTGGAACGACTTCGGCTCGGATCCGTTGGCGGATCTCGCAGCGGACATCATCCGCATCAAGGAGCGGACGGGCATGCGTCCCAACACGCTGGTGCTGGGTGCGCGCGTGTGGCAGTTCCTCAAGAACCACCCGGACCTGCTCGCGCGCGTGAACGCCGGCCAGACGTCGGGGCCGGCCATGGTGGCGCGGAGCACGCTCACGGCGCTCAGCGAGATCCCGCGCATCTTCGTGATGGAGGGTGTGAAGAACACCGCTGCCGAGGGCGCGACGAACGCGTTCTCGTTCATCGGCAACAAGGACGCGCTGCTGGTCTACAGCGAGCTGTCCCCTGGGCTGCGGAAGCCGACCGGCGGGTACACGTTCGCGTGGACCGGCTACACCGGCGCGACCGAGTTGGGCACCCGAGTCAGTCGGTTCCGCATGGAGCACCTGAAGTCGGAGCGTGTCGAGCTGGAGATGGCGTTCGACATGCGGCTGGTCGCGGCCGACCTCGGCGTCTTCTACAGCGGGGCGGTGGCGTGATGAGCAGCTCCCGGAGCTACCCGGTGCACAAGGCGTTCACCTTTGGTGGACGTGACTTCGTGCCGGGGGACACGTTCGACGCGTCCGGTGTTCCGGGAGCGCGTCTCCAGACGCTCATGCACGCGCACTACTTGCGTGGGGATGGCGAGGCAGAGACCGCACTGCTGCAAGGCGGGCAGGGCGGTCTGAGCCGCAGCTACCCGGTGCGGAAGCCCTTCACCAACAAGGGAAAGGACTACACGCCTGGGGATGCGTTCGACGCGGCGGGCGTGCCGGGTGATCGGCTCTTGAGCATGGTCCGGGCGCGCTACCTGATCGGCGACGGAGAAGCGGAGACACTGCTGCTGCGTTCGCGGGCAGCGGCAACGAGCAACCTCCGACGAACGGCCGCAGCGAAGCTGCTCAAGCAGCGGACCTGACGCCCATGGCGAAGCGGGCTTTTCGTACGGTTCGGATTCGGGCTCGGGATGTCATGGACGACTTGCATCAGTTCACCGAGCAGTTGGTTCAGCAACTGTCTCTGGAGCTTGTGACGATCCTGACCAACGTGCCGGGTGCCGGTGGCACGCCGATCGACACCGGGTGGGCTCGATCGAACTGGCTGCCTTCCGTGGGCAAGGTTGCGGATGGCCCGGTGGGTAGCAAGATGACCGTGACGTTCGGGCCCCAGGCCGCGGGGATCGCGGCGTTGGCGGGGTATCACCTGGAGCAGGGCACTGTGTTCCTCGCGAACCACGTTCACTACATCACCCGGCTCAACGACGGGTCGTCGGCACAGGCACCTGCTGGTTTTGTGCAGGCTGCCATCGACCGCGCCATCGCGGAGGTGCGTCCGTGACGTCGACGACCATCCCGGCATCGGTCGAGGCGATCTACGACCATTTCACGACCACGTGGGCGTCAGCAACGGAGATCGGATTCGACAACGAGAACTTCCGGCCCTCGGCACAGAACGTGTCCTGGGCGCGTGTGTCCGTCCGGCACCGCACGAGTCGACAGGACTCGTTGGGCGCGCCGGGTGGGCGGAAGTTCATGCGGTTCGGTGCGGTGATGGTGCAGCTCTTCGTGCCAGTGGATGCCGGTTCGGCGCCGCTGGCCACGTTGATGCAGACCGCGGTATCAGCACTAGAGGGCGTCGTGTTGAGCGGCGTCGGCTATCGCGTGTGGCTCGCAGCAGCGTTGGCGCGCGAGCTTGGGCAAGATGGAATCTGGAACGCGGCACTCGTTGAGGTCCCGTTCTCCTACGAGGAGGTCAAGTAACAAGCCATGGGTCGCGTACTCACCAACAACTTCGAGTTGCTCTATGGCATCGAGCCCAGCCTCGCTGCTCCCCCGACGGTGTGGAAGAAGACGGAGCCCAACTCCGTCGGTTCGTTCGGTGCGGACATCACCACGGTGCCGCGCCGACCGATCTCGCAGGATCGGCAGAAGCGCAAGGGCACGCCGACCGATCTCGACAGCGGCGCTGAGTTCGAGTTCGACCTGACCATCGACGGTCTGCACGACTTCCTCGAAGGTTTCGTGTTCGCCGAGGCGGCCAACGCGGACTTGGTCTTCAAGGCAGCGAACATCAGCGCTACGCCGGACGGCTACGTGATCCCGGCAGCCACGCAGCCGCAGGCTGACAAGCTCCAGTGGGTCACTCTGACCGAGGCCACGTTGCTCTTCGCGCGTGGCTACGTGAACGCGGGCAATAACGGCATCAAAGTGCTCACGGCGGATGTGATCCTGAACGACACCAAGATGGTCTGCGCGGGTCAGTCGCTCGTCGTGGAGACGGCGCCGGCGAACGCGCAGGTCGAGGTGTGCGGTATCCGTGCCGGGGCCGACGACCTTTCGATCTCAGTGACATCGGGAGTGGCGGTCATCACCAGTGCGGCCAACGTGGACTTCACGTCGCTCGGCCTGAAGCTGGGCCAGTTCGTGCACGTAGGTGGGTTGGTCGTAGCGAACCAGTTCGGCGCAGGTGCGTCGATCGGGTTCGGACGCGTCACCGCGATCACGACGCTGACCCTGACGCTCGACAAGATCACGTCGACGCTCATCACCGACAACGGTCTGGGCGACAACATGGACATCCTCTTCGGGCGCTTCTTCCGCAACGTGTCGGTGGACGCGGCCTCGGCCGACAACAGGTATCTGGAGCGCACGTTCCAGTTCGAGGGCTCCTACCCGAACCTCCAGGTCCCTGGGCCAGGTGCCGAGTTCGAGTACGCCAAGGGCAACTTCTGCAACGAGTTGGCGCTGAACCTGCCGCTCACCGACAAGGCCACGGTGTCGGTGGTGTTCATCGGCACGGACACGGAGGTCTTCACCACGTCCCGAAAGAGCGGTGCGTCGACGGCGACGGCGCCCTTGCTGACCACCGCGTTCAACACGAGCATGGACGTTGCGCGTCTCACGACGCGATTGGCGGGATCTGCGCTGGACACCAGCTTCAAGAGCTTGACGCTGACGCTGAACAACAACGCCAGTCCGGAGAAGAAGCTCGGGCAGCTCGGTGCGGCGTTCGTGAACGTCGGCATCTTCGAGGTGACGTTGGAGGCGCAGCTCATCTTCACGGACAGCCGGGTGCCCAACGCGATCCGGAACAACTCGACGCTGACGTTCGACGCCATTCTGAACAACGGCGAGGGCGCGATCTGCATCGACATCCCGAGCCTGACGTTTGGCGGTGGTGACAAGGAGTACCCGGCGGATGCGTCCCTCCTCATCAACGTGACGGGCGACGCGTTCCAGGACGCCACCCTGGGCACGTCGCTGGGGATCAGCTACATCCCGATCACGCCGTGAGATCAGTAGACGGTGCGCGCGATCTCAACGAGACGCGCGTGCCGTGCGGCTGCGCGTCGTAGAGCGCGCCGTCCGTTGGGTGTGATGCGCACGCGGTAGCTGCGATGATCCGCTCGGTCTTCGTCCACGACTCGGATCCACCCCAGGGCGCGGAGCCGGCGCAGGATCGCGTAGAGCGATCCGTTGGTGACGCTGTGCCCGGTGACGCTTGGGAAGATGACACCGATCTCCGCGCCCGTGCGCGCCCGTTGGGCAAGGGCCAGCAGGATCAGCTCAGTCTCGGAGGGTTGCGCTTTCCATGCCACGTTGCGTGCAAGTGAACACTACCCGCGTGAATAGCGCTACGGCGTGGTTCTCGGATAGGTAGCGTGCGCGCCTTGACATCCTCCCCGCCCTAAAGGGCGGAGATTCCCGGCTTCGCAGCCGAGCGTTCCTGCTTCAACCCCGACTGCACCGCATTCCGGAGAACACGTTGACTGACATCAGGTCCACAGGCGGCCACCGCGAGTCCCGCGGCCAAAATATTCTTCGCAG